TGCAGTACTATTCTACGCAGGAAAGGTTGAACTCAAAGAACCTTGAATTCGGATTCTCGCCAGCAGATTCTATAAACTCGACCATATCATCTTCGGTAGGGTACATAAACATAGACCAACTCATAGGAGACCCCGGAGCTCAGTACTCTGCATCTTATCCAAGTCTAGTTGCGTACCAAAACTCTTTCTTTACAGGTTCTCAGGTTCACGACATCTACGAGTACATCAGGCTTTTAAAGTACTATGATAACTCGATATTTAAGATGGTCAAAGACTACGTTCCTGCAAGATCGAGCCTGTCTACCGGTATGATAGTGAAGTCGCATGTGCTTGAGAGGAACAAATACGAGAGGCATGAGCCTGAGATGGACAATAGCATGAACTACTCTCAGTCGATAGAGACGGTTACCATATCAGCAACCGACGCTCCTGAGATACCGTACTCGACTGCGTATAACTCGAAGAGTCAGTACACAGTAACATCTCCTTACATATCGACAGCATCTACCAACGTATACGGTCCGGTTTCTATGAGCAACACGTATGCCTGGGAGAAATACACTGGAGAGTTTGGCGGATCTGAGATAGAGATGGTGACAGACGAATTCAGTCAGCTTGAGAGATCTTCGATAACGTTTCCGTGGACTTCGTCTGTGGCAAGCACGCAGTTGATGTTTACTTTCTACAATGAAGGGGCGCTTGTAAATAACTTCACAAAGACTCAACCGTCTAAGGAGTTTGTAAGTGCAAAGTATAGCTATGGAATTGATACTCCAATAAATTTTGCAAACATAGTTTCACAATCCTCTTGTCAAAGTTGTGATAGAATATCATGCATGAATTATGAACTAACTAGTTTTACTGGTAGTACATTATATTATACTTATCAAGAATGTGGAGGTGAAACTCAGTATTTAAGTTTAAGCCCAACATCATCAGCTTATTTTTGTGCAAGACCAGAAACATTTAGATTTACAGATGGGTTTTATTTAACTATACAAACTATTCCTACATCATCATGTATTTTACAACCAATAAGTTCATGTGGATCAACTTTTGCAAATAGAAGTGCATGTAATAAAATTACTATAAATGCGATTGATCCATTTGTAGGAAACTATGTAAAATGTAATGGAGATTATAGATCAATAACTTTAACAAGTGATGAAAGTTATACTGATTGTGTAAGATTTGGAACATTAAATGTGGTTACTGGAGAAAATTACACTGTAGAGGATCAAGGTCTTTGTTATAATACTTGTGTTACTACTCAAGTTACAAATCTAAATGCGACAAGAACATTACCAATATCATATAAAGATTGTTATGGTATTGATAAATCTTTAACTATACCAGCATCTACTGGACAGAATTTAGGATGTATTCAGTCAGGAAGCGTACAAATATCAAGATTTGCAATATCTCCATCTTATACAATTAGTGATTCTGGACCTTGTTTTAAAGATTGTATATTATATAAGATAATTAACACAGAAGCAATCTTCTCAGCATCTCCTAGAGAAATTTCTTATTATTATACTGATTGTTTTGGGAATGCCACTACAGCTTCAGTACCAGTTAATTCTTTTAATTATTTCTGTGCTACTAGTGGATCATTTTCTATAGCTTCTCCAGGAGGAGGGGGTTTAGCTTACTATTTCTCTACATCAAGTTTAGGATATTGTAATCCATCCACTAAACCATGTACTACTTTAACTCAAGTATTATATGGTCCAGGTAGATATGGATATTCGTATCAAAAATGTAATGGAGAAAATGTACTTTATGAAAGAATTAGTGATGAAACAACTGCTGATGACATCTATGATTGTATAAAATTAAATACATTATCAACTTTTGGATCTATTACAAATGTGTACACTGGATCTTACTGTGGATACTATACATATCTTACAGAATATACTGGTTCAAGGGATTATGCTGATATTCAAGATTATAACTACTATAGAACAAGCACTGTAAATTCTAAGTATGCAGGAGCTAAATATACAGATAATAAAACAATATTAACTACTTGGTCTTTTGGAGCTATATATGAACCAAGAGATTACTATGTAGATTATACTGGATTGTTTACTACTGTTGAGACTAGTTCTTATTTCCCAACTGAGATGGTATTAAAACTTCCATATCTTGCTAATATCTCAGGAGGATTACAAGAATTAAATTTACAAAATGAAAATTGGGTTTATTTTCAAAATATCTATAAACCTGGAAGTATGGTTACATTAAAACAATTTAATGCAACACAATATTCTAATCAAAAGTATCTTGATAAATCATATAAGGTTCTTGAGAGTGGGTATTCATATCAACCATATTATTATAGAAGTTCAGGATCAGTATCTGAATGTTTTGATACAGACGTTGCAGAAACTTATTCAACTAGTGGATCTACTTATGTAAAAAAACAGTTTTTGCCAGGAAATGCAGTAATTTCGACTTCTCCTCTTCCTCCATACACAGGTAATCAGAATTCATTATATAAATATTTTCCCACTGTTCCATTTAGTGGATCTGATACAATAAGTGGAACTAGCGGTCCAACATCAGGATTTTGGGAAATAAATTTATGGTCTAGTGGAAGTTATGGAGATACTTATTTTGGAAATAGATCATTACTAACTTCATATGTAAGTGGTACAATTCCAACATTTGTAAATCCAGCAACAGATAATTTATTTGATTATGGTAGATTTAAAGCAGGAGAATACTATACTACATCTTTTAATGGATATTATAATTTTTCTGGAGTATTTGTATTTAAAAAAATAGATACATTAGGAACAGAATCTGGATCATTTACATTAGATATTATTAATGGTGGAAGTGGATCAATATCTTCAATATATTCTGCTGGTTTTGTTGATGGACAAATATTAGCTACAAAGACAGTAAACGTGCCAGGAAGTCCTGCAGATTGGGGAACACCCGGCTATGAAATAAATTTACAAACTACACAATATCTGCCCTCTGGAAGTAAAATATTTTTTAGATTAAAAACAAATTATAAAGGTGTAAGTGCTGGTAATACTGATACTTATGGAATTTTCATAGAACAAGGGGCTAATATAATTGCAAATGCTGTAACTATGGATGCTACTTTATGTAGAAGTTTATCTATATCAAGTAATGATCTTTTTGATTCTGGATCACTAACAACAAGTAGTTTAAGTTTAAAAACTAATACTAATAATTTCTTTACTAGTGCATCTACATTCAATCCTAGTTATTCTGATTATTATAACTCATCGTCAGTATTATACGGAGAATTTGGAGATATTAATTACACAATGCAACCAGAAGTAGGTGATTATATTTACTTATATTATGATGGAAGAACAATATTACCTACATCGACTATAGGAAATCTAAAAGCATTAAGATTTAGAATTATTAATATAGACACAGATCCAGTTATTGGAACTCAAAGATTTAATGTATCTCCAAATATACCAGATTATATTACGTCAGGAGTATTAAATAGCTATATTAAAGCAGTATTTGCAAAAAGAGTTCCCGATGAAACTACGATGATACTTCAAGGTAAAAAGAATCCAGGAAAAACTTCTTATGGATTTGCAATACCTGAAAACATCAATCCGCAGATAACTAAGAATATAAACACTTTACAATCTACGATACAATCTCAGATACTAAACTTCTAATCTAGATATTTATAAACATAAACGATAAAAAGAAAAAATGGCTTACTTAAATAGCACATCGGTGGTGATTGACGCCATCCTTACAAAAAAGGGAAGAGAGCTTCTTGCTAGAAACGACGGCTCTTTCAGGATAACGCAGTTTAGCCTTGCAGATGACGAGATCGACTACAGCCTGTATAATCCAAATCACCCATCAGGTTCTGCTTTCTATGGAGAGGCGATTCAGGCAATGCCAGTTATCCAAGCATATCCTGAAGACCAGGAGATCATGAAGTACAAGCTTTTGACTTTACCAAGAGGAACAGGAGCGATACCAGTGATCAGTTCAATACCAACTAGTCTATTGGGAGCATTTGTATTAGGCACTCCGCTTTCTATATCTCCATCTACGGCAAATTACAATGGATCTAGTACGTTTTTTGAGACTTCGGGATACCAATTTACTATCGGAGACGTTAGGACAATGTCTAGCTTTACAGCGACTGGTATAAATACTCCTGAAGCCACAGCACTAAATACAACAACTACTATTGGAACTAACGTATCTAAGACTGTGATAGGAACTACGTTAAATATGACAGCTACAACTGTTAAATCACTGTTTGGTTCACAAGACACTATATCGACTACGTTAACAATAGTTGGTAGAGATTCTGGAGCTAGATTAGTTGTTCCTATATCGATAAAATTAAGCGCATAATAAAAATATAATATAAAATGTCATATACAACATTAGATCCTACCGATTTTGTAGTTAGTTCGGATTCAGTAGTAGCACCGGCTTGGAGTACTGGAAATCCTACATTGACTGGGACAAACATGATTACTTCTTCTAATGCAGCGTCTCCATCTCCTAAATTTTATCTTGATGTTTATGATACTGCATTGACAGGATCTACAGCTCAAGTTCAATTTTCTATTGCTTATGGTAATGTAAATGGATCTGGATCAACTCTGTATAACACTCTCGTTCCTGGAATGAGTCCATCAAGAACTACTTATGGACAATATAGAAACTTAGTGTATGCTGATGAGACCAAACTATTCAATTTTGGCGCTGGTAATGTCGCATCTAATGATATAGTTGCAATAAACATTGATAGAAATAGATACAAAGAGAGTTTATTTCCTGGAACATTGAAATTAGTTTTAGGTTCTGGAAGTAATACTGTTTCTTTGACTGATGATAGTGTTTATATCACAAATAACAATCTTACTGTAACATACGGTGATTGTGGTCGTATATTCAATCTTATCTCTGGTTCTTATGGATTACCATCATCAACTACTATAGGATCTGCTGCAGCAGGATATACGCCTTCAGGATCTTATGGTTTCTTCCTTCCAGATATCGGTACCATAATTCTAAATCCAAGAGCATTAGCACTACCGCCAGCATCAGGAGGAATCAATCTATATCTTGACACAACGTCTAACCCTTCATTACCATCGTCTTCAAATAGCAATAATTCTGTTTATAATGCCTTGGTAACTGGTCAGTGCTTCCAGCTTAACTCACAGGAGACAGTATCAGCAAACTACGTCTTTGTAAGGGTGAAGAACGGTGATTACAACTATAGCAATAACCCATCATTCCTTTCAGGTTCTAGCGGTCAGCTGATCTATCCAAGCCTTGTAAATAGTCCTCAGACATTCCCTACAACTGTGGGTCTTTATAATAACAATGGAGATCTTCTTGCTGTAGCAAAGATGAGTAAGCCGATGCTGAAAGACTTCACACACGAAGCCTTGATACGCGTAAAGCTTGATTGGTAAACCTAAAAAACTGTTACGAAACTCAATAAAACTACATGGGTCGTTCTCTAAACACTCTTAAAGGATCAGACGTTACTGTGACTCCTATAAAGCTGAAGTATGCCAACACCATACCTAGTGCTTCTATGGATTCTAACGGTATAACTCTGACTTTGGCAAGCAACCAGAGCTTTGATTACAACAATCCTAGCTATGGAGACAACTTTCTGCTCTATAGGTCTGTGAGAGAACTCTACTACATGAACTATATCTCAGGTTCTTTACTCGGATCTGGAAGCGGTTACGAATGGTACCCACAGTCTACGGCTGCAAGCGGTACTTTTGACAACGATTACAGGTACTTTCCCACTGCTTCAGACGCTCAGATCCTTGTGATATCTATCCCTAGGGCAAAGTTTGGAGAGAACATTGCAAGGTCTTCATTCAGTCTATCTTCTTCTACGTACAATATAGTGGACGATGGAAACGGAAACCTTGTGGATGCTGCAGCGAGTAACGTTCACGTGGGAAACCTTCTCTATAATCAAGGGATTGGGATCATCACAAACGTCGATTATCTATATACTTTGACGCCCGTGCCGGTTTGTGCCGTACCAACATTGACTTCACCATTCGCTATAGGAGAAAATGCCGCAGCCCCAACATGGACAATACCAGGAAGTCCATCTACGTATGAATATGTATTGAGCACATCTAGCGCTGCGCCTGCGGGAGCTGGAACTCCGATAGCGTCTAATCTAGGCCTTATAGAATTCACAGCTCTGTCGTCAAGCACGGATTATTATTTCTTCCTTAGATCTAAATGTAGCGCTACAAATTACAGTAGTTGGGTTTCTGAGTCGTTTACAACAAGTCTTGGATTAGTTCCTTTCAGGGACGGTCTTATCTTAGAATTAGAGTCTTTCACCGGATCTAACTACGATGGATCAAATCAAATGACTTCTTGGGTGGATATGTCTGGCTATGGAAATACTGTATATCCAGCCGCCCCTGCAAATTCACAATATTATCCACTCTATACTGCATCTTACTTCAGTGGACAACCTGGAATTTATTTAAGCGCATCATTGACTGGTTTAGCTATAACAGGATCTGCTATGAAGACTCAAGCTAATCTAATTGGATTAAGTGGTAGTATGGGTATGACGATATTTACCGTTTGTAATTTTTCTAACTTTGGCGCAACTGATGTGTATATGGAATATGCTAAGAGCGGAAGTTGGTATGATCTTATTACAGGTAGTTTTGCTTTATATAATGATATATCACCTACAGATATAATACCATACGTATCAGCAAGGGGTAATATCGGTTCATCAACTGTAAATGGTCCTGCAACAATTACAGGGTCTTGTATATTAACAGCAGTCGCAGACTTTAATCTATCGACAAGAGAAACATTTATATATAAAAATAACGTAAGTGGAACTCAAACATATACTGCCAATAGTAATAATACTTCTGGTTTTGATGAATATAAACTATCGATAGGAGCCGCTGTTAAAGATGGTAAATGGGAGTGTGCAAAAGGCTATATAGGAGCTGTGCTTATATACAATAAGGTACTTACAGATTCAGAGAGAACACAAGTATATACTTACTTATCATCATCATACTTATAATAGACTATGCCATCATACGCTCCATTCACGATGTCTTTCCAAGCTGAGACCACGATCTACCAGAACGAGGTGAGGTGTCATGTGAATGAGAACGATTTCAACTACACACTCAATCCTTCGGCGACTAAGTCAGGATCAAGCATATCCCCAGGCACACTAAACGACAACGTAACAGGATCGGATTTTACTCCGTTTGCTACTACTGTCGGACTATACAACGCGCAGGGAGATCTTCTTGTAGTAGGTAAGTTTGGCACACCATATCCAATACCAAGAAACACGGACATGACGTTCGTGGTTAAATACGACTCATAAAATGGTAAAGCTTATACAGATACTCAGAGAGGCAAAGCAAGCGATAGAAGAGTTCGCAAGCACAAGAGGCAAGGGCGCAGAGAAGATAGCAAACAGTGCTAAAGAAAAGGGTGGTCTCTCCATGCTGACGTACACGCACTTCAAAGTTAAGCTACCGTACTACAAAAAGGCCTCTGAGGGAAAGCTGGATCTAGAGCAGGCAAAGAAGGAATTCGATCAAACATACAAAAAGATATCGCTGAATATGACGCAGACCGAGTTCCAAAGAGAGGTTGGTCGACTTGAGGTCCTCGGCGAGTTGTTAATACAAAACGAAAAATGAACTGGTTATTAAACGGACAAGAAGTTACAGACGTACAGCAATTCGGCGATAAGGCCATCGGATTCGTGTACAAGATCACAAACACAAAGACTGGAAAGTTCTACATAGGCAAAAAGATCCTTGAAAGCAGAACAAAAAAGCTACTCACAAAGAAAGAACAAGCCGAGTGGGATAAACCAGGTCGTGTACCAAAGAAGAAACTCGTTGTAAAAGAAAGCAACTGGGCTGATTACTGGGGAAGCTCAAAACCATTGCTTGAAGACTTGAAAGGTGGCAAGGAAGGATTTGTTAGAGAAGTGCTTAGGGTGTGTTACTCGAAGAAAGAACTCTCATATTATGAAACTTTTTATCAGTTCGAGTTCATGGTCTTACATATAGATAGTTATAATGAGAACATCCTTGGTAAGTTCTATAGAAAAGACGCCATGGGATCGCAATCTTAGCGCTCTGGTGCTCACCAGGATCGTTTTATTAAATCCACGATAAGAACATCATAAAAAGAAAAAAGAGCCCAGAAAGAGCTCTAATAAAATAGTGTATTTTTCTATATATGATACTAAAAAAGGGACGTTGGAGCGCCCCCTTTCTTTTTGTATTGAGTTTTATGACATACTCTTAAAAATCATCGTCATCATCGCCAAGGATATCGTCAATAGTCCAATCAGCAGTAATTCCTTTCATGCCTTTTTTGCCTGATTTTGCTTGTTTCATTGCCATTGCGGCCATTTTTTCCTCATCATCGTCTTTATCAAATTCAGATGGTTTATTCCAAGTATCTTCTATTTCAGGAGCATCATCTTCATCATCTTCATTCATAGAGTAATCCATATCACTAAAATGATCAATTACCTGTTTTAAATCACCTTCATCAAGAACATCATTGATAAGATATGATAATATATCGTAATCGTCCGCTCCTGAATTTTTCATTTGATCAATTGCCTGTTGTTGAGGTTCATCTAAGATATTATTATAGATAAAATCAACTTTTTCAAAATCATCTACATTTTGCATATTATATAAATGAAGTTGGAGATCATCAATTGTATTTGTAGAATCATCTTCCATATCATCATCCTCCATTTCGTACATAGTCTCATTCAGTTCTATAGTGATATCGCCGTTAGGACTTACATTTTTAACTACGCCAGTCTTCTTTTCACTACCGCTAGACAATGTAATATCATCACCCACTTCATGATTATCGTATTCTACAGTCCAATCTTTTCCTCCGTATTCAACTTTAAAATTATCATCACTGGACACATGTATAGTTTTTCCAGCTTCTTCGTCCATGTATTCTTCTTCAAGATCTTCGCTAAGTGAGCCTACTGGTTGAAGATCGATCATGCCCATAAGGCTCTCATTCAATCCTGTTTTAGACTTTGGTTTTGAAGATTTGAATGTTTCTTTTTTTGAGCTGAAGCCTGAGAATGGACCTTGCTTATTTTCACGCATCCATCCCTGTAAATCAAAATTATCTGCCATTTTTGTTTTTGTTTTAAGTTATACTAATAAATATACGCAAATTAGGCTTGAATCAAATCAGTGCTTACCATTTCAAAGTCTAAATCCTCTATCTTTTTACATAAGAGGAATGTAGCTCCGTTTTTAAGCGCCATATCTGCTCCAAGATGTCCTTTCCAGTTCTCAAGAAGATCTTTATTGAGTTGGTTTTCTTGGGTAAAAAAGTACTCTGTCTGGAACTTCTCTAGTATTTCGTAGAGGTTTCCATCGTGTCTTATCAGTGCCTTTAAAGTTGAGATCATTAACCTATTTTTTGAATAATGTGGTTTGAGTCTACATAGTGTAGCTTTCCGTTTTCTAGTTCTATTGTGTAGACCTCATCGTACTCATCTTCGTGTAGTACGTCTTTTACGTCTTTTACGGTGCCGGTTTTTAAAGTTCCTTTTGGGGTTGAGAATATGATCTTCTCCCCTGTCTTGATTGTGTTCATATGGATTAGTTTGCTCTGTAGTAGTCGATCCCATTTATAGTCGTGTCTGGTATTCTGCCTTGGTTTGGGAGTGGTTCTATGTGAATCGAAGAGTCGTTTAAGAGCATCTCGATCTCGTGCTGCGTGTTATCCAAAGAGGCCATGACTTTGCCTGCGTGGTAAGCTGACACAATTATACATATCGACCAAAGAGCTAAAAATAAGGTCTCAAAAGAAAATAACTTTTTGTTCATTTTATTGGAAGTTTGGATTAGTTACTAAAAGATCGTAGTTTGAAAATCCGTTGAAATCTATGTTGTCGGCCGCAATCCTACGATCTACCGTGTCTGCGTCTGATCTCTGTTTCAGCCTCTCTTTTCTGATGTCCTCTGCAATGTCAAAGTACACCACTAAGGAATCTTCTCTGTCATGTTTTGGCATATGAGATAGTCCTGCAGGAGTCATAATGAACACAGAGTCCTGCGCCTTCATCTGAGCGTTTGAAGTGCCGTAGTACCAGTCATTGAATTGAACGTGCTCGTAGAAGAACCCAATTTTTACCAGCTCCTCAAACTTGAATACTGGAATGAAGTAATAGTCTTTTCCGTGAACCTCTCCGTCTCGCATTGGCCTTGTTGTGTAAGAGATCTGATAAGGATATCCCATGCTTTGGAGTATCTTTCT